AATCTTATGCTCCGAGCCAAGCAGACAATACCCGGCAGCATCACCAACGTGGGAATGTTCATTTTTATTCGGGCTATCTTTAAAACGCTCATGTCCGGCACCTATCGCAACCCTCTTGTAATGATAGCCACCGCCCAAAGACTTGCGAAGCTTGTAGCAATTCCGATTGATAATAAACCCCGGCTTACCATCTATCAGCCGTCCCATCGGGATTGCGAGCGCCTCTCGTCTCGTTCTAAACGCATTGGTTGCCGTAGGCCGGGCAAGTAGGCCATGCGTTTTCAAATGGTCAAATGCGGTTGTCTCAAATATCTGGTCACGTTGCATTCCAGCCGGGTCACCCCATATCATAAACTCATAGCCACTAAACCGAGCCTCCAAGTCAGCTTTAAGCAAACTACAAAACCGCTCTAACCCCATTTCTTCGGGCAATTCCTCTAAAGGAACATCAATTACCCCGGCTGGCTGGCGAAAAAAATCCCATCCAAAGCGACCCGTAGGGCGCTCCTTCTCAGCGAGCCGATACCAATAGTGGTCATCATCCATCGGGTTGGTATCCATAATCACACCGCGCCACGTAGGTCCACCATCCGCACGGGAAGGATAACGACCAACGCGGTGCGTCAGCCCATCAATAACCGCCTTGGGCAACTCACGGGCCTCATTCACCCACGCCCCGGTCAGCTCTAAAGACAATAACTTGCGCGTATCCTTGGGGTCATCCAATGCCAGAAAAATCACCTCCATATCAATCCCGGCAGCCCCATCTCTGGGAGGCAGTTTGATATGATGCGTAATCGGAGGCGCATACTTTACCGGACCCCACGTATTCTCCGGCAATAACTCTAGCCATGTCTTCAACGTAGTTGTTCGCAACATCGGATGGGTATTACGAACAATCGCAAACCTCGTATACTTAATCCCATCACGCGGAGAAGGCTTTTGCTGAACCGACCGACGGAATATCTCAGCACAACACGCATAGCTCTTACCCGAACCAACCGGACCCATTAGACCGCGAACAAACGCCTGACTATTAAAAAACTTAGCAACAGTCGGACTGCTGCTAAAATCAAGCTTTAATCCCTTCATAGATTTATTTGCCGTCACTCTCACTCTCTCCTTCCGGCATTACCATCTCAATGCTCACAACACTCGGCTTGTCAATCTGCTTCTCAGAATCCAATAACCCGGCAGACTTCGATAACATCTGTAACACCCGGACCTTATCAATCATCTCAACCTCTATCTGGTCACCACCCTTGCCGGGAGTAACCTTAATCTTCTTGATAGCTGTTAAAGCATGGTCCGGAATATCATCCAGCTTCTTTAACGTCACCGTCCCATCATCATTGATATCCACAACATCGGTTATCTTCGAGGAACCCAAACGCAATAACTCCTCGGCTAATGCATCCCGGTTGTCATAAATAATCGAGCTGCCCTTCAAACGCTTGTTTATCTCACCCATCGCAAAACGAGGGCGAGGCGGTACCTTCTGCCTAGACATCACCCCAAACATCACCCTTCTTTTGCTGCTCATCAGAAAAAATATTCAATCGAACCTTCATAGAACCATCGGATTGGCGAACCGGAATAGGCAAACTATTCAACTCCATCGCACTTACCTGACCACTGTCACGGTCCACAAATGCCGTCCCTAACGTCTGCCAGAAACTCTTTTCTTCACCATCCTTCGTGTAAATTATTTTCTGCTTAACCTTCATCATTGCGCTTTTCCTTTCTCAGATTTCTTCGGACGACCACGCTTCTTTGCAACTTCCTCTTTGGGCCTGTCCTTTTTTTTCTTCAATTGCGGATTCAAATCGTATAAATGTGGCATGACTAAAACTCCTTTACGTAAAATGCCAAAATATTTTTGTGTGGTACCACACGTATATTGCGGATGCCGGGGGGGTAGGGGGTCGGTTTTTGTTTGCACGGATTATTCTGTACACATACCAACCGAACATTTTGTAGTTGTACGTCAGGCATTCAACTTCTTTCTTGAGATAGTTTGTTTCAACATATCCATAGGCTCCATAGGCTTGGCCTGATTGTTCTTCCGGGCTATGAAGTACTGTAAGCTATGAGGTGGCTGCTTACTCTTCTTGAATAGATACTCCAGTAGCTTGTCTGCATCTGCAATAAATGTATCAACTTCGTATCCCATCTTCAACAACTCTTCTGCTAGATGTTCTTGTCTGAGGTCATGTCTGAACCCTCGACCCCATCGCTTATGCACGAGCTGCGAGTACTGACTGCACAGTCTTCTACAATCATTCTTACTTATCTCTTTATCTATAGTTCTACTTAGGTGTTTACTCACAAGCTGTACCTTGTCAACTTGTACAAGCTGCACCTTGTCGCTTGAGTCTTTATCCGACAAGCTGGGGCTTGTATCCTTAAAGTTATCCACAGACTTATCCACAGGCAATATTGGTTGAATCTTATTCTTTTGTTGTTGTCCTTTTGCGCCTTTTTGTACGAGCTTGATTGTTTCATTGACGGCTTGTTGTTCCTCTTCCTCTTGTAGATGTTGTCGGTTAGCCCAAGCGGTTGCATCTTTATGTGACATAGTTGGGTCGAATATAATACGCCACAGAGCGCCTTGTTTGCCGTATGGCTTTCTATTGTCTTCTTTACGTAGCTTTTCGATGTAGCCCCATGTTACGAGCTTTCTGAAGTGTTGTGAGATAGCTTGCTGTGATATGTTTACATCTTTGGCTATGGTGCGTTGATTGACCCAGAATGTAGCGGTGTAACCTTTTGCGTGTGAGCAGCAGTAACTCAGGACAAAGAATGTCATAGGGTACTGAGCAAATCGGAGGTCGCGTGTTGCTCTTCCGGGTATGACTGAAACGGGTCCGGGGCTTTGTCCGTTACCGTGACCGTCGGGTGCGTCTCTGATAGGGTCGGGTGTAAGCTTACTCTTCTGCATCAGCCAGTACACTCCCCATCATCTGCTTGGCACAGATAAGCTTCGTTATCAAAAATCCAATCGCGTTGATTATTTACGAACCTTACGAGCGATTTATAGGTTCTATTTTTATGGAACGAGCCGCCTGTCAATTCTTCCATGTTGCTCCACCATTGCATACGCTCTGGGTATTCTCTTATCATTGCCGATAAAGTGGCTTCCGATTTTAAAAAGCATCCATCACAGTTACCAGAGCCTTTCATAATCTTTAAATCAAATGGTTGTTGTTTCCAAAACTCATTAACATTTCTTACAGTTTCTTTTGCAGTAGCTATTGGGTACCAATTTATCCATCTGTTATCATTTGATTGTTTTATTCTTTTTGGTTCATCAGCTCTAATGCCGACTGTGTTAGTCCATCTTTCCCAACCGCTGTAAACTAGAAATCGTTTGATGGTTTTTACTTTTAACTCCTGAGTACAATAACGCATATTCTGATTAGGTAAAAATTTATTAGATGACTTGCTATCAACCATTTCCATAAAAGGCTTTCCATCTAAACTTACGGAGTTATGGTTTACTTCTTCATACTTCGGTTTGTCTTTTCTGTATTCGAGCCAGCGAATATTTACATTCCATCTATGTTGTATTTCTTTAACGAACTCTATCGTTCCTTGCATCTCCCGTCCGGTGTTAGCAAAGGCAACAACAACGTCATCACGCAACCCATCGTTAGCCAAAAGAATTTGATGAAGCATATATGCAGATGTTCTGCCACCTGAGAGGCTGATAAGTACGTTGCCCTCTGGCAATTTGTATAATTCACTCTTCTGCATCACTCAACACCCAGCCTTTGCCGTCGCAGACTTCACAATCAAATAATTTATCGATGAGGGAGCCTCCAAACTGATAGTCCGGGACTCCGACGGCTGCATAATATTCCCCGGCACCAGCACAGTTTTCGCACAACACATGGTCATCAATGTAGCCTCGTTCATCTAGTACGCGTTCTTGGTAGGACATATCAGCTTTGTGTTTCATAGGCTCACCGCTTTGATAGTCTCGCCAATCTTCTGCGCTATTTGTGGCACGATTGCATTGCCTAGTCCTCTAAGTCTGTCCATCCTTCTGGGTATCCCATGAGCCACTCGACCCACTGTGGGTTCAAACTCCCAGCCTTGTCCTGTTCCGAATAATGCACCGCATCTTTTAGCTTCACTCCCCACCGTACTCCGTCCTTGTTCTTCCGAGAATACGAACCGTTCCGCAGTTCTACATTTTTGACCACTCCTCCCTCGATATCCGACACGCGAGGTGTTGGCCACAATCCAGATTCGTTGTCTTCGATGTGGGGCATTGACGGATACAGCTCCAATACAAAATGTTTGGACCCGGTAATTGGCTTTACTTTCCAAGTCAGATAACACTTTGTTGAGGCCCAAGTTGATGTGTCCAACAACATTTTCGCAAACAATCCAAGTGGGTCGTTTTGCTTGAATAATTTTGAATATTTCCGGCCAGATATGGCGGTCATCTTCCTCGCCCCGTTGCTTGCCGGCAACACTAAAGGACTGACAGGGATAACCTGAGGTAAGGATTGTGTTTCTGGGGTCTGTGTCTGGAATAAGTCCATCTGGGTCATTTGCTAGCTCCTTTACATCTTCAGCAATTGGCACATCAGGCCAATGCTTTGCTAAAATCTTTCTGCTCCAAGGCTCAATATCGCAGAATAAAACTGGCTTTGACAAACCAGCCCATTCAAACCCAAGCGCAAAGCCACCCACACCAGAACACAAATCGATATGAGACATCATGGTGTCACCCAATAACCGCCAACGGTTTTCTTGGCCTGTTCTACTGGGAGCAAAACACCTCTGGCAAATCCGCTGTCACCCATTTTGATAGGTGTCCGACCGAAGCGCTCGACCAGCTCTTGTACGATTTTGGTTTTGATTATCCAGACTTCGGAGCCTATACCATGAA